TTTGTTGATCTGATATAGATACTATATTATCTTCTGCCATATTTTTAATTTTTATGAGCCACAACCAATACAGTCAATATAAGAATCTGTTGGTTTAACTCCATTAATTTTCATAGTTAGGTTATGTATCTTATCAGCAATTTCCATCTGCTCCCCAAAATCTGAAGTCATTGACTTTAATATCTCTAACTCTTCCACTTGTTTTGTCAAGTCTACATCTGCCATCTCTAAGCGTTTTTAATTGCGTCACCAATTGCGTTATAATTAACGTCACTTGCTGCTACTGTTGCAGTTGCTTTACCATTCTTGTTTCCAAATGTACTTGCTAGTTTTTTCGCTCTTGCTGCTGCTTTCGCTGCCTTTGCTGCTTTTGCTGCTGCCGTTGCTCCTTTTGCTAATTTTGCAACTTTTGCAATTGCTAATATTGGTAATCCCATAATTTTTAATATTTAGGTTTTGGTTTTGAAGTCTTTGGTTTGTCCTTGACTTTTTTAATTTTTTTGTATAACATAATTTATTTATTTAATGACCGGCATCGATACCTTTGTCTAATACTTCCAGTATATGCCTAAATATTTCTTTTTCTTGTACTCCAGTTACATCGGTTCCATTTATAAGAAGTCTGTAATGGTCTTTTTTTTCTGTTTTTCTTAATTCTACACTGTTACTCATAATAATTTGTTGTTTAAGCGGTTCTACTATTGTTGTTTTTCTTTGGAAGTCTACTCTTTTCTTTTCTTCCTTTATTTATAGATGATAATTCAAAGCCAACTATTTTACCATTTTTATGAGAAGCATCTAAACCATCGCCATTACCATAAGTACCTTTATCTCTATTGTACTTTTTAAGTAGGGTCCTGTATCTTATCATCGCAGGGGAAGACTGAAACTTTTTGTACTCGGCTTTATAGTCTCTTTTTGCTGCCATGCTTATTTTTTCTTTTTAATCGTTTTTCTCTTCTCGTCCAGTGCTGCTTTTTGTGCTAAGAGTTCTTTTGCTACTGCATCATAACCATCTTCACCTCGTTTGTAGACTGTTCCATTTTTTGTTATTTCATCACTTGTTCCACCTTCATACGCTAGTCCAGTAGCACCCGAAAGGGTAGTTCTTGTTACTTTAGGTTTATCCTCTTCAACAACCGGAGTTTTTTGAATTACTTTTTCAGCAGCATTTGAAACAACCTCTTTTGCTTTTTCAATAACATCAGGAGCACCATCTATAACATCTGATGCAACTTCTTTAACAGCGTCTACACTTTTCTTGAATATAGATTTAAACTTACTAGGTTTTTTCGTCTCGTTATACTTAGCCTTTGCAATAGCCTTTTTCATTTTCTGGTTTAACTTCCATGCTTTGTGATGTTGGCCAGATTCTTTTAAGTATACAAGTTTTGCTTGTATTTCTTTTAATTCTTCTTCATCCATAATGTTATAATCTAAAGTTTATACCGGCTTTAAGAAAGACTAAGTTCTTATCCCAGAAACTAGTTTTTTCGTACTCAGTAAATATTCCTATGTTTTTGCTTATGTTCCATCCAAAAATAACTCCGTAATTGTAATCTGTCCAGTTATCTTTTCCTATAAATGTTTCATAACTGTAACCCTCATTACCAAGTATGTGTTGATGCTTTGGATAAACATTACCCCAGGTATGAATCCACCACTTGTCTCTGAAATGATAATAATCAGCACCGATCACAGCACTTAAGGTTCCTAGAGTTCCAATAGCGTTTAACTCGGTAGAATTATAATCATTAACAATATCTTCATAATCATTTCTACGGAAATCTAAATCTGTGTCTGCAACTCTTTCTCCATCTTGATTAGACCACCACCAATCATAGTTATCTAACTCACCATCATTATCATAATCAATACCATAGTAATTATCTTGATAGCCATACTCATATGCTAAATCCCACCAAGGAAGATCTTCTAAGTATGATGCAATTGGTGAAAAACCATAAGGTAAATGAGTTCTTATTGCTGCTCCTGCTGAAACACTAAACTTTTTACCAATTGGTAATCTCAATCTAAGGTCAGCAGTTTTATAATCTAAATTTATTAAACCATTTTGTTGCATTTCAACTTTAGCAACCCAGTATTTAGCAATGTATCTTATAAAGTATCTTTGACTTTGAAATTTTCTGTTCTGTTGAGATCCTTTTGAATATTGAAATAAATATTCTAATCCTTTTATAGCACCTACGTTACTAGATAAAGAAGACAATGACTCAGTGCCATCATAAAACCTTTCTGCTTTGTTTTCATAATCCATTCTTGCAATCTTTCTAATACCTAATGTTACCATATAGTCATTTGATTGCTCTGGTGTAACATCAATAAGGTCGCCCCCTTGTGTTACAAAATATTGTGATGTCTGTGTTAATGGACTGCTTTCTGTATAACTGCCAAAGACAGTGCTATACTTAAAGATCTCTTTAATTACTTGTGCATTAAGGGAAGTGCTAAAGAGCACTAGAATTAATAATATATTTTTCATGCTTTAAAACTTGCTTTCTATAAGTGAGTTGACTTTTTCTTTTATTTGTTTCTCAGAATCTTCTGGGAGTTTCATGCTAATACCGCTTTCTAATCTTAAAATTTCTTTTCCGTTTGAAAAAACAATAACTGTAGGCAAGTACTTAACCTCTTCTGCATCAAATATTTTTTTATCTTTTTCTATTTTAAAATTATAGAAGAAGTTATCCTTAAATACCCTTAAGTCTAGATCTGCATCGGAAGTGAAACTAGATGAAAATTGACATATACTTATATTATCTTTATATTCTTGGCTATAAGCCTGGAACCCAATAAATAACAATAATATAAGTGTTATCTTTTTCATTTTCTCGTTGTTAATTCATAGAGACGAGCATCCATTTTTTCTAAATGATTTTTAATCTCATTGATATCATCTTTAATATTGTTAACGTCAGATTGAACACCTTCAACTGTAGATCTAATTAATTCATCCTTGTATGAAAATTCTATTTTAGAGACTTCAGGGGCAGGAGAATTCATTGCTTTCTGGATGTCAGCCTGTAGCGAGAACCACATTGTTGCCAAACTAATAGTGAATGACACTATAATCCCAATAGTCTTTAGGTCTAACATGACCTTGGTTTTTTCATTTATTTCATGAGCCATTGAAATTCTTTTTTTTATGGACCTACTATTATTTCAAGGTCACTTTGATTCTAATTAATCTTTTGGTATAATTATCTGTCAATTAAACGATAATGCTTCAATCAACAAAGCGTAAATATAATAGTTGCCTGTAGTTATAGACTAAAAATTTTGTACCCAGAACAGTGTAATGAAAGCGAGTGGTAAAATTTGATACCTAGCCCATGTAATTCTTATATTTTTACCAAAACCAACAATATGTCTTTAACAGAAATCTTCAACACTGAAGACTTTAGGAAGATGATATTTAACCCATTTAAGGTTAAAGGATCATTACAAAAAAAGTATCCTAAAATGAAAATGTTTAGCAGTTTTCAATCTGCTGACGATCAGATGATTGCATATGTTCTGTATGTATATGATCAAAACACTCCAATGAAAGAACAATTTCCTGATCTTAAAATAAGAAAAGAACAAGCCGCAATTCTAGCCGGATTCGACTTAGTTAAGGATAATGAGAAATTGCATGATATGTTTTTCTTTCTTTCGGATCAATTAAAGGATATGGTTGATGAGTTTTTAAGAAAACAAAACAATCGAATTTGGTCAATGATAGTATCCAATGAGCAGACGTTTTTTGAATACCAGAAAAAATTATTAAGTCCTGTAGAAGGGGATAAAGACAAAGATATATTACAAGCGTTACAAATAAAATCTAAAATCATGGATGATTTAAACACCATCAATGATAGGTTAGATGCGTATTATCAAAAACTTTATGGAGAAGATCAAGAGTTATTGAAGACAATAAAAGCAGATAAAAGGTTAACACCAGAATTCATTGCTAATTTATGATAGTAAACATTCAAGGAGTAGATTTTACGTTGCCGCCAAAAGGAAAGGTGTTTAATGTAATTTCTAAAGAAGAAGAGAAGAGACCTATAATAACTAGTTCTTCTATAAAGTCAGATCAGGTTTGGATAAGAACTGAGTTGCCTGAAAACTATACATATAAAAGAAACGCTGAATTATTGCGTCAAGCAGAGGATAAAGATTTTTTTGATGTGGAGTTAGAAAACTTTAGATCTCAAGAATGGGATAGAAGGTTAAATGGAGTTTGGTTTATGAATAATGGTAAGGCTGAATACTTAACCGGTATGCATTACCTTTTTTTAAATTGGTGGAAAATAGATATAGGATACCCTAGTTTTAGAAAAGTAGATCAGGAGTATTTTTATTTTTTACAAGCAACTATTAATGATCCTAACTCATTAGGCATGATAGAGTTAACAAAACGTAGGCAGGGAAAGACAGTAAGAGCCGGTGTGTTTATGTTTGATTTGATATCAAGATCTAAAAACAAGAATGGAGGTATACAGTCTAAAACAGCAAGTGATGCTAAAAACAATGTATTTGCAAAGTCTATTGTAGGGCCTTTTAAAAAACTACCAGATTTCTTTAGACCAGTATATGATCAGTCTAAAGGGGTCACCCCAACATCGGAATTAAGATTTTATAGAACTACAAAAAGAGGAAAGAAATCGTTAGAAGATTTAGGTAAACCAGAACTTGAAAGCCAAATTGATTGGAAGAGTTCAGAAAAATATGGATATGATGGAACAAAATTACACAGATACCTTGGTGACGAGGTTGGGAAAACTATGGAAGTGGATGTCTGGGAAAGGCATAACGTTGTACGCTTCTGTTCGGAATTGGATGGTGAGTATATTGGAAAATTACTTTACACAACCACTGTTGAGGAAATGGAATCAGGTGGTGAGTCATTTAAAAGGCTATGGGACAACAGTAATCAAGAAGATAGAAATGTACATGGTAGAACTCCCAGTGGATTATTTCGATTCTTTACTCCCTCATATAAAACCTTATACTTCGATAAATATGGTCATGCAGATGAAGAACGTGCTAAGGACTATTATTTGGCTGAACGTGCAAATCTTGTCAATGATGATCGTGCTTTGTCGAGTATTATTAGAAGGAATCCATTTACGATTGAAGAGGCTTTTAGAATAGATGGGGAGAAATCTTTATTTAATGCAATGAAATTAAACGATCAAATAGATCGAATATCCTGGAATGAAAACCTATACACAAGAGGAAACTTTGAGTGGGTTGGAGAAAGAGAAACTGGTCACGTAGAGTTTAAACCTATGTCAAACGGAAGGTTCAATGTAACCTATCTTTTTGATGATGCTAAAGATGCTAATATAGTTATTAAAAGAGGAAAGAATTATCTACCAACTAGGAAGGGTGAGTTTGTAATTGGTTGTGATCCTTATGATCATGATAGTACAGTAGATCAGAGAAGATCTAACGGAGCCTTTTACGTATACAAGAAGCACAACTCAGTATCAAATTTTTACGATAGTTCATTTATAGTTGAATACATTTACCGACCAAGCACCGCAAGACAATTTTATGAAGATGTTTTAAAGTGCTGTCACTATTATTCTTGTCAACTTCTGTTTGAAGATAACAAGATTGGTATAAAGAATTATTTTGAAGATAGAGGTTATGCTTCCTTCTTAATGTATTTACCTGGTAGTACGAAACCTGGAATGAGTGGATCTGTGAGAACACATCAGCAAATTGCAGAAGTAACGGAAGAGTATATAGAAAGTAATATAGAAAAAGTTTGCTATCCAGAATTGTTAAAAGATTGGTTAGAATTTGATATAAGTAAAACAACAAAATTTGATGCAGCCATGGCAGCAGGATATACTCTTATAGCAGACAAAAATATTCTATTAAGAAATTTTCATACAAAAGGAAATCTAGTAGAAGCAAAAACAATGTTTAAAAAGTTCAAGGTCGGATGATAAAACACGAAGGTAAAGCAAACTATCCAAATCATAATATTGACCCTAGTTTAAAGGGTAAGGATTGGTGTTTGTCATATGCAAAAGCATCATGGTCTGATTATACAAATCATGGCACACAATCATTTCATAATAATCGTGGGACTTATCCTAAGATAAAAGATTATGCTCAAGGAAATCAATCCGTTAATAAATACAAAGGCCTTTTAAATGTTGACGAAACCGATAATGAAAGTTGGTTCGCTATAGATTGGACTGTATTACCTATTGTTCCTAAATTTAGAAGAATAGCATTAGGTAAATTAAGCAAAACAGAATACAATATCACAGCCACTCCTATTGATGCAATGGCTCAGTCAGATGTTGAAAAGTATTACAAAACCAAAAAAGCCACAATGGATTTAAGAAATACCGCTGCTCAAAGCATGCCGGGTATGGAAGAATTTAGTGCTTTAAAAGGTAAGCCGGGAGATCCAGTAAATGACGAGGAGTTAGAAATGCATATGAATTTTACATATAAGCATAACGCTGCTATTGAAATGGAACAAGGTATTGACTTAATCTTTCATACAAATGATATGGAAGAGAAAAGAAAACAGATAAATGAATATCTTTTTGATTTTGGGGTAGCCGGATATAAAGAATACATAGATAGTAATGGTGCTGTTAAAATTAGAGTAGTAAGTCCTGGTAATTTATTAGTATCTCATTGTAACAAAAGAGATTTTTCTGACAAGATACATATAGGAGAGGTAAAAGAAATGTCTATTGCTGATTTAAAGCAAAGAGCAGGAAGTCAGTTTGACGAAAAAGAATATCAAGATATTTCTGAAAGGTTTTCTGGTAGAAAAGGATCTACAAGGATGAATACATCCAATAATGCGTTTTCTAAAAATTACGATGACAGTAAAATACTTGTTCTAGAAATGGAATTCTTTTCTGTTGATCAAATGGTTCACGAATCTAGAGTAGATAGAAGAGGTAATAAGAGATTTGGTAGAGCAGGATATAATAGCCAGAATAAAAGAAAAAATAAATATGTAAGGTCTTCTTATAAGACAGTATATAAAATTTCCTGGATTGTAGATTCAGAATATTGTTATGATTACGGCATGTGTTCTGATATGAAGAGAGTTAAGTCTAATCTTATGGATACAGACTTGTCGTATCATATTTTCGCTCCAGATTTTCATAACATGAAGCCATTAGGTATAATGGAACAATTAATACCTATTGCTGATCAAATTCAGATATCATGGTATAGACTTCAAAACACAATTAATCAAGCGAGACCTAAGGGGATTATGATCGAACTCGGTGCATTAGAGGATATTCCTCTAGGAGCCGGAGGTAATCAAATGAAGCCTATGGATGTAATTGACTTATTTAATAAGACAGGTACACTCGTTTATAGAAAGAATGACATTGGTGGAAAAGCAACAAACTATAAGCCAATAGAAGAATTGGAGAATGGCCTAGGTAGAGATGCTATGACGTATTACCAGGTAATTCAGAACAACATAGAAATGATAAGACAGATTACTGGTCTTAATGAATTTACTGATGGTTCTACTCCAGATGCAAGATCTTTAACAACTACAGCAAAATTGGCTGCACAAGCAACTAACAATGCTTTGGCTCACATTGAGCAAGGAGAAAGAAGATTATTAGAAAGACTAGCGTCTGCTGTTATTGTAAGGTTGCAAGACTCGGTAAAGAAAAAACCAATTGAAGGTTATGTTCGTGCTCTTGGAAGAAATACAATGGAATTCTTTAAGTTATCACCAAGTGTTTCAAAGCATGAATTTGGTGTAAAGATTGAAGATCGTCCAACAGAAGAGGTAAAGGCTAGACTTATGGGAATACTACAAAATAGTGTTGCTCAAGGTCAGGTAGATTTTGAAGATGCAGTATACATAGAGCAGATAACAAATCTTAAGCAGGCACAACAAGTTTTGTCTTATAGAATTAAAAAGAAAAAAGAAGAGGCTCAGGCTAATGCTGAAAAGCAACAGCAAATGAATGGTCAAATCCAACAGCAATCTGCTCAAGCGGCAGAACAGTCTAAACAACAGACTTTGCAAATGGAAATGGAAGGCAAGATGGAAATGGAAAAGTTAAAAGCACAACTTCAATCTCAATTACAAAAAGAAAAGTATGAGTTTGAAATGGAGTTAGCCGGAATGAGAGAGGAAGGATCTGCTGAAAGAAACTTAATGGATAATTTACCAACTAAAGAAGCATTTGCAATGGGTGCTCAAGAAGAACAACAGGCAATGGCCCAACAACAGCCTACAGCAATGCCACAACAACCAATGCAGCAATAATTAACAAACAACAAACAAATTATAATTATGGAAGAAGAATTCGATTTATCTGAAATCAAAGTGGTGGATGAAAATGGCGAGGCTCAACCGGTAGAATTACCACAAGAAGAGACTCAAGAAGAAATAGCACCAACCGAGGAATCAACCGATTCAACTGAAGACGTGCAAGAACAAACTACTGAAGAACCTGTGAAAGCAGAAGAACCAGTAGAAACTCCAGAAGCACCAGAGGAAACTCCAGAGGCTTTTGATAAAGATTCGGGTAAAACCCAAGTTGAGTTTTTTGAACAACTAGATAGTATTTCAAAAGAACTTAGCGGAGGAACAGTCGAAACTTTAGAGGACTTTTTTGACGAGTACAAAAGGATGAGAGATTCATCAAGTGCTCAATTTAAAGATGACTTCATTAAAGATGCAGTCAAATATTATAATGAAACTGGAAACTTGACTCCGTATTTAGAGGCAACTTCAGTTAACTATTCAGAAATGTCTGACGAACTGGTCATGAGACGTGACCTAGAGCAGGCTAATCCTACCCTTTCAAAGGGAGCAATCGAAAGATTGTATACTAGGGAAATAGTTGACAAGTACTCTTTAGACGTAGACAAATTTGACGAGGAAGAAGTGGAACTTGGTAAAGAACTTCTGGCAGCAGATGCATCCAAACTAAGAGACAAGTATGTTGACGAACAGAAAAACTTCACTCAACCTGTCAAAGAACAAACTGAAGAAACTGAAACTGTAAACCAAGAAGAGCAACGTGCTAAATGGACAGAAACTGTTTCATCTCATGAAATAACTAAAGACGTGATGGATAACAAGCGTGTTTTAATTTCTTATGGTGATGAAAAATTTTCTTATGAAGTGGAAAACCCGGAATCGTTACAAGAAATGACTATCGATAACAATAAGTTTTTCTCACTTTTTCAAGATGAAAAGGGAAATGTTGATTTTGACAAGTGGTATCGTGTATTGGCTTATGCTTCTGACCCTAAGGTTTATGATTCATCCCTTATTTCTCATGGACAAGAACTAGGACAAGAAAAAGTAGTTTCTGATTTAAAGAATCCTACTGCTCCTACAAAAAGTTCAAGAGAGTATAAAACACCTGAAAGCCCATTTGATGGACTCTTTGGTGCACTGAGTAGAGGTGACTCAGATGTTAAAATAATTCGTTAATTAAAAAATTTAAAAATTAAATATGGACAATTCTAATTACATTAGTTCTCTATCATTCTTGCAGCATTCATTTGTGCAAGGACGTGAGATCTTGTCAAGCGTCTTAGACGTACAAAACGAAGAGGAAGGATTCCTTGACGTAATGCAGGCATTAGGTAAATTAAAGCCTACTAGCCAACCAGTATATCACTCATTTGTAAATGAAGCGTTATACAAAAATAACACAATCACTATTTCAGAAGCAGGTTCTGGAACTGGAAAACAAACAGATATCACAGTATCAGCAGCAGGTAATGCTAGAGTTGGTGACTTGATGATGGGTGCTTCTGGTAACGTATACTTAATTCAAGCAATCCATGAAACAAATGGTATTACATTTACTCCAGTAGATGGAGCAGGTGTTGCATCTGATTATGATGCTTCAGGAGATAAGTTTGTTGTATTCTCGAATGCACAAGGTGAAGGTTCTGGTTCTCCAGATCCAATCAAGTATGGGTTAACTAAGCAGTCTAACAGAGTGCAAATCTTTAAAAACAAATACAGAATTTCTGATGTTGCTAAAGCGTCAAAAATCACTGTTGAGTATAAAGGTAAGCCTTACTTCATGTACAAAGGTACTTACGAAGCATTACAACGTTTTAGAGGAGATATCTCTAACTCATTGATGTTTGGTAAAGGATCAGGAGATTTCTACTCAGGAGCATCTGTAGGAGATATGTCAGATGCAGGTGGAAACGCTGTGCAGACTACTAATGGTCTTCGTGAAGAATTAAGATCAGGTGGTATCCTTGAATCAGGATCACCTTTTGATTTTAACACAAACGTACTTACTACATTAACAGATCTTACTAAGGCTCTTAACAAAGCAAGAGCACCAAAAGATTACTGGATGTGGTTAGGTACTGATGCTAATATCAAAATGGATAATGCATTAAATGGTTTAGATGGTACTGGTTTTACTAGTGCTCGTTTTGCTGTTGATGGAAAATCTATTGATTTAGGTGTTGATAAATTCAGTTTATATGGTAGAACATGGAATAAGAAACAACTTTCTATTCTTGATCATAATGAACTAGGATCTACAGTAACAGGATCAGGTGAGATTTACCTTATCCCTACTGGACAAGTGAAAACTGCCGGTGGTGGTGGATCACAAGACTACATGCAAGTACGTTACTTAGAAGGAGATGGAAACAACTTCTCTTTCAGAGAAACTTTGACAGGTGGACTTGCTCCAACTCCAACTAGTGCTGATTCAATTCTTGACGTAAACTACCAGGCTATTATGGGTCTAGAAGTTTTAGGAAAAGAACACTGTGCACTTGTTACAGGATTTTAGTAATAAATAACCTTAAGAAGAGGGGAGGTAACCCCTCCCTTCTTTTTTTTAAAACCCAACAATTATGATTAAAACTAAAGAGTACAACAACGTAAAAACACCGCCTCAACTAAAAAGAAATGAGGTAAAGGTTTTTCAATATTTAAATGTGAAAGCCGATAAGCAAAACCCTGGTAAAGTGGTAATGCCATCTGTTCACATGGTTCCTCAAGTAGACAGAGTTTACGACAAAGAGTTAGATGATTATGTAGATATTGCATCTATAGCATCAATAGGTGTTGGAGGAAAACCGTCATTTAATACCATACAGTTTACGAAGCAGGAAAAGGGTTTAATGCCCTTAAGAGGTAATAGAACAGGAGATAGAGAAATATTTCAATATTTAATGTTGTCTAACTATAATGCTTCTAATCCTGATAGGGACACAAGCATTGTTCCTTTATTTAAATTAGTAGAGCCTACGAAAGAGGCCGCTGATAGCAGAAAACAAAGAACTTTAAGAAGGGACGCTATGAATGTCGCTGCTGAACTATCTGCTGCTGAAGTAAGAGTATTTATTGCTGCTTTAAATAAGGATGAAAAAAGAGATATTTCTATACTAAGAGATGAGTTAGAAATTATGGCTGAAAAGGATCCACAAAAATTCATCACATTAAGTAAGGATAAAAACAAGTCTATTCAGGCAACCTGTAAGTCTGCTATTGACAAAAAACTTATAAAGTTCGATAAAGGTAATAGTACTTTTTCATGGGTCTCCACAGGTGAGACTATAGTGCAAGTACCTAGATCATCTAAATCAAGTTATTTACAGGGGTTCACCAACTTTGTTTTGAGTAACAAAAATGGGGAATTAGTTTACGAAGAAATCGTAAAATTGCTTAAATAATTTGTTGTTGGTTTGTTTTGAAGTCGGCCAAAGTAAATTAATACTGAGGCCGACTTTTTTTTTCGTAAAATATGAGCACATATAAAGATGATACTATAGAGGTATCTGCAAGATTTCTGTTAAAATTTGACATCACTTCCGTACCAAAAATGGTAGTGACAGATAGTTCTATTGCTACAGTAGAGGGTGAAAATCAAACTGGCTATGTGTTTATACGAGTCACAAAACCTAACGGAATTATAAGGGAACCAGACATGAATGTCCCAGACATGACTATTGTCTTTAGTAGTGTTCCTACAAAACCGCCTGAAAGTAAATGGGAATATATATTGCCACTTTCTTCATCTGACGGAAATCCTAGTGAAGGTTTATACAAAATAGAATATATTTTAAAAGTAGGTGAAGTTTCAGAAACTTTAACTACTAATATAAAACAAATTGATTTTAGTTTTGATTATAAAACTTTAAGGTGCATAAATTTAATAGATGAGTTTACTCCTAGTGTAAAAGTTAGAGACACTACTGAAGATTATACGGTAACAAACTACGATTTAAATAGCGTTACACGAACTTTTGAATCTTCTAATGGTGTAGGACTCGATATTGATAAAAAGGTCTCTAATGGCTTCTCTGAGGAAGACAGGACCTTTGATTTAAGAGATCAAGAGGGTAAATACCAGGATTCTACTTATACCACATATATAGATGTTGTGTGTGAACACCAACATATAGAGTTTGATTGGTTTTCGGTAAGTGTAAAATTAAATAATACTTTAACAACAGATGTATTTAAAGCACCAACACGAGCAGAACTCTTATCATATATAGATGTTGTAAGAAATTTAATGGACACTTATGTAAATTACAATGATACTCTTTATGCTAGATACAGTAAAGATTACGAATACATTATAACAAGTTTTCAGCATTTTGAAGATAGATTGTCTGAGAGACAAACAGGTCAAGACACGACAGAGATATTAAGAGATATGATGGATGTTATTAGAAGTAATGTTCCAAGAGATCATACTTCTGAAGAAATACTACCAGTTGATATTAGGGATTATATTCCTTCTGTAGATTGGGATCAAATAACAAACAAACCAATATATAATCCATTTGCAACATACGAAAAAAAATTCCCTACACCTCTTTATCAATGGGATGTCATTCATAGTTTAAATAAAAAGCCAACAGTTACACTTGTTGATGACTATGAAAATATTGTGTATGGGGCGGTAGAATACGTAAATTTGAACATTATAAAAATAACATTTAACACATTAACCTCTGGTAAGGTTTATATAAATTAATACATCATGGCAATAGACTTTTTACATCATCTTGATCTCAATCAGAATCAAGTAAAAAATGTCGTAATAGACAACATCACAACTGATGCGTTTAAAGAACTTAACGCAGTCGAAGACACAGGAACTCAACCAGTCGCAGGACAGGCTGTATTTATTACAACAACTAGCAAGTTTAGATTCTACGATGGCTCTGCTTGGGTAACTCTAGGAGAGACCTTGACTGAGGCTGAGGTAAGAGCGATGTTTGAGGTATCTGATACAGGTGGTGATGGTAGTTTGTCTTATGATAAAGATACAGGTAAATTTACTTACACAGGGCCAAGTGCTACTGAGGTAAGAGCACACTTTTCACAAGGTACAGGTATTACTATTACTGATGGTGAAATTGCAACCACTATCACGCAATACGCAGATGCTGATGTACAGGCTTATATAAGCGAAGGTACTGGTGTTACTATAAGTGCAACAGGTCAAATATCTATTGGACAAGCAGTAGCAACAACTAGCGATGTAACATTTAATTCAGTTACAACAGAGGCAGACATTACATCTAACAAAGGAAATCTTTCAATTGGAGGTAATGCTGTAATTAAAGGAAACCTTAGTGTTGAAGGTTCTACTGTAACAGTTAACCAAACACAGGTAAATGTTCAAAACGCTTTTGTCTTTGAGGGAGCAACAGCAGATGAGTTTGAAACAACTTTATCTATTGAAGAACCTACAAAGGATCAAACAATAAATCTACCAGATGCTTCAGGAACAATTGCATTAACATCGCAACTTAATCCTTTCGATGCTGCTGATGCTAAGACTGCTGTAGGTGAGATGGTTACTGGAAATACAGAAACAGGCTTATCTGTAACTTATGAATCATCCGATCAAACTCTAGACTTTAAATTAACAGCAGATCCAACAATTACCTTAACTGGTGATGTGACTGGTTCTGGTACAATGACTAATCTTGGAGATGTTTCTATTGCACTAGATACAGTAAAAAACAAAGCATACTCTTCCCTAATGCCAAAAGAAGCAGCATCCAATAGTTTTGCTGTTTCACATGGATTAAACACAGAAAATGTTATTGTTCAGTTATATAAAGGTGGTAAGTTAATTTACGCAGATGTAACTGTAAAAGATAAAGACACAGTTTCAATAGATTTTGCAAAAGATCAAGCAGTAGGAGAAATAAAAGTAAACATTTTGTCGGCTGCTGTCTAAAAAAAATTAAGACATGGCAATAGAATTCATTCACTCGTTAGAAGTAGCAGGGGATTTAACAGTAGATGGTGTAATCTCAAAAAGTGATGGAGGTTCTTCGACACAATGGGATGCTGCCTACGGTTGGGGTAACCATGCTGATGCAGGATATTCAACCTCAGATCACAACCATGATGCTAGATATTTAAAACTATCTGGCGGAACTATAACCAGTGCAACAGCAGTTGGGTTAACAATAAATCACGACACTTTTAATAAAGGATTAATACTTGAAAGAAAGCATGACTCTAATGCTGCTTCTATTAAGTTTAAAAATACTACCTCAACACAAGGAACATTGTTCGCTATAAGTAATGATAATTCTTTGTATTGGAGACATGGTGATGAAACAGATAACTACAAGTTATGGACTGCAAAAGACTTTTCCGAAACAGACGTTGCTAACGGAGTTACAGCCCATGGATGGTCTAACCATGCTGATGCAGGATACATAAAAACAATTCCAAGAACCTATGGTAATGCTACTACAATATTAGATAGAGCAATTGAATTTCATGACAACGGAGGTGATTTATCCTGGATTGTTGGTGCAGATGATAGAGGAGGAGTTGGCACACCAGGTCAAAATGCTTTTGTAATTAGAACATTAAAAGGAACAAGGTTTCCACAAGACACAACTTGGAATTCAAAAGGAACTGAGGTTTTTGGAATAGACGACAGTGGTAATGTTGGTATCAATGTTACACAAGCAGACTATCTTGAAAGAGTTAATATTGGTGGTAATATTCGTATCACAGGTGGTATTGAGGCTGATGGTTATAAACCTACTGAATGGGATGCTGCGTATACCTTCTCTACAGGAACTCACGCACCAACAGATGCAGAAAAAAACGTACAATCAGATTGGACTGAAGCAACTACGACAAGCGATGCTTTTATACTTAATAAACCTAGTATAATAACAACTGGTCACACAAATGCTCTTTTTACCTCACTAGACGATGTAGATGATAATAGAGTAGACAGTCAAACAAACTATACGCAAGGACCACACGCAAACCATAGTATTGTAATGACTCTGAAAAGTGCAGCATCTTCAGGTAGACGAGCACAGTTATTTTTTGGAGACACCTCAGCAGGAGGTATGCATTTAAGACTCCATCAAGGTGGTGAGGCTTGGCATCCCTGGAAGAAAGTATGGACATCTAATGAGTTTTCAAGTGATGATGTCGCTAACGGAGTTACTGCACATGGTTGGGGTAATCACGCAGACGAGGATTACTTAACTGCACTACCTAGTCACAATCATGATGGCAGGTATTTAAAATTAAACCCAAGACTTAAAGCAAATGCAGATACAATAACTCAGTCAGGAATTCATATTTGGGATGTTAGCGAGGCTACAGATGATCCTGAAGGTGCATCAGATGGTTTACTAACTACTAAGTTTTGGGATTCTTCAGGTTGGGCAGTACAGTCTTACCATGACTTTCACCATAATAAACTTTACATAAGAAGTAAACAAAGCAGTAATTGGCAAGATAAGTGGGCACAAGTTCATACAACAGATAGTTTTACAATTAGTGATGTTGAACAAGGTCAAACAGCATACAGTTGGGGTAACCATGCCGATGCAGGTTATGTCAAAACAGACACCGACACCGTTTTTAATGGTGGAAATGTAGACAATCCAGTTGTTATAGATAACACCTCTGCTAATTGTGTTTTACACTGGTCAGATAGTGGTGATTCTACAGGTGCAATAAAAATTAAATTACCAGGATTTCATAGTAAATCGAACTGGTCTATGCTTGTAATGAGGGTGACCTTATATGAGTACACATCAGATGCACATACAATTTATACTGTATCAGGACATGACTGGACAAGTGGATGGTATAATAAAAGAATTAAAAAGCATGGAGAGAGTGCTAAGGAATTAAAGTATGCGTTCTCATCCTCAGCAGATGAAGATTATTTAATTTTAGGAGAGGTAGGTGATAAATTTAAATATGGTCATGTTACGGTAGATGTAATTGCTCACCCAGGGTTTTACCATGGTGCAATGAATTTAACATCTGGATGGGAAATAAGCCAGGTAACAAGTCTTGAAGGTGTTACAGAACAAGAATCAACTAATGAAAAAGTAATAGATACAGCAAACCCATCTGTTGCTAATTGGGATACAGCCTACGGTTGGGGTAATCATGCTGACGGTGGATATCTTACATCTCTACCTACTCATGGTCATGAAACTATTCAAGCAGAATCAACATATTCTATAGACGTAAAAGATCATGGAGGTCATACTTGGTTTAGAAATGCTACAAATATGTGGACTTTCCAAGGTGGATCAAGTGGTGATGATTGGACACAAACATTTACTCATTACTTACCAAGTAGAACTACTGCCAATGCTCAAATGATGCAGATTGGACAAAGAGATTCTAATGCTGTTGATGGTAGTTATAAAGGTGTTAGAATTGTAAAATACGCTGCAAGTAAAGTTGTTGACGGTCATTTACAAGTTGGAACTATTTCTATAACAGATGGATCATCAGACAATTGGAATACTGCCTACGGTTGGGGTGACCATGCAGATGGTGGATATCTAACGTCATATTCAGAGACATCAGATCTAGAAAGTGTTCGTGCAAGAGACAATAGCATTGCAGGTGTAATTAACTTTACTCCTGATACTGGAGATATATTACAGGTAGATGGTCAAGTAATACTTAAAAGAACTACAGCAAACGGAGGAATAACTATTGGTCATGATGATGCTGTAATTATAGCAGGTGGTGATACGTCAAGCACATTAAATGCCAATATTAATAATGCAGAAGAGACTGTATTTATTGGTGCTGAAGGTGGTCTAAAAGTATTTGCATTTCCAGATAATATGTCTGGAGGATGGGGTGCTAGAAAAGAATGGAGATTCCAAAATGATGGTGATACAGACTTTCCTGGAAAATTATACCCAAGTGGCGGAAGTACGCACTATGTAGACAGCACAAGAATTGCAAACTGGCAAACAGCCTATGGTTGGGGTGACCACTCAACAAGAGGATATCTCACAAGATCTAAACCTGAATCACCAAAAATATTATCACAAATAGTTGGTGACACAATAGAGGTTGTTATTACTGCATCTGGAACTGGTAACATCGATCAATATTTAGTATTTAGTTCTGTAGTAGGAAGTGACTTTGGATTAATATCTGTCATTCCTCCTGATGACTTTGCAGAAGAAATGTCTGTAATAGATAATTCTTTTGATGAAGGTGGAAAAATTGAGTACAGAGTTTACGCAGTTAAACAAGGGGTTTATTCTGACGTTGCAACTACATCACAAGACTTTAGTGTTGGTGAACTAGAGCCTACTAATCTAAGTGTAGTAGACCTTAATAATGCAAAATACATTCAATGGGATGCACCATCAAGTAAGAAAAGATTTGTAGGTGTATACAATGTGTACCATCATGAACATGATACTCAAGCGAGTTTATTAAGATCAAGTGCATCATTAATTTATTCTGGAACTAACACAAGTTA